GTTATTCCTCACTCATAAATAAAAACAAATTCGGTTTCAGCGGGTGCATAACGCTCCAGCAGGCATTCCAAATCGGCGGCATCAGCAATACGTAAGCGTTGCTGGCAGTTATCCAGTACGGTGGCAAAATGGGTTGCCCTGTCCGCGACGTGAACGAACACGCGAAACCAGTTAATATCGGGGTAAATGGGATAGTTGCAGTCACGTAAGCAGTGATGCGGGTAGCGTTCTTCCAGTTTGATACGATAGCCACGGTCAGCGGCCAATCGCTCATAGAACTGATTACACAGGCTGCCGGACATGATCAGCTTGGCTTTGGTTGTTTGACGGCGGGCATTAATGGATGACTCTTTATCAATACTACAGTCCGGTAGCCCGGCGAACGCTTCCCAGTCTTCCAGTAACATAAATGCCCGGTCGGCAAAAATTTCTTCCAACAAGGCTGCATTGATAGCATCCACACGGGCAAATTCTTCCCCGGTTGCCAGCATCAGCTTGGCCAGATTGCTATCGAAGTCTGCTGACCAAGCTAAGCCGCGTGGTAGTAGTTGCAGCCCTGAGCGCTGATAATCTTTGGCTGTCATCGCCACGTGATCTCTCCCAGCACAAAAATTTCATGCTCTTTCGCGTGGATATCGGTTGTCGGGCTGAACACCGTGTTATCAATCTCGCCAGGGGCGTTAGAGATGGTCGCTCGGATTTCAGACAGAAACGCCAGACTACCGGGGCGCAGGCTTTCCAGATAGATTTTAAGATTCGCTTTAACCGCACTGCGCACCTCTTCCGTATTGGGTGACAGGCGGATGCTCAGGTTGATGATCTTTGCGATTGGACTCATTACGATAAGTTCGGCTCCGGTGGTTTTGCCTTCCACCTGATTGGTGACAGGGTTGATATGCCCGGTCAGGTAATCTTTAACCCGGTTCAGGTCAGCCGGGCCGGGGAAGATATCAGGCTCTTCATCCATCACGAACATCACCCCCACCGTGCCATGCCCGCGATAACGGGGCAGACACCAGGCACGGGTAACGCCGGGGACTTCCAGCGCCCAGCGTTCGTAATCATACTGATTACCGCCGGAGGGCGGATATTGCACCCGAAACAACAGACGCGAGCGCAGAGAATCCATCGATTCTTGTTCAGCACCGCCGCCGATATATTGACAACGGGCTTGTGTCTGGACATTCACCACCGGGGAAATTAATTCCAGTGGTACACCTTCAGCCGTGTTACTTTTGCGGCCTGCCTCAATGGCAGTCACTGAAACCCGGTTATCGCCCGCGACCGCATGGACATCAGCAGTAGATTCGAACACCACGCCATCTGGACGTTGCCAGCGTGTCCCTTCGGGGATCAATGTGTCAGCAGAAACGATCACGGTTAATGTGCCGCTGGCGTTCGTAGCCGCTTTACGCCAGACACCCCAGAATTCGCAGTGCTCCAGCAACTTGTCATCATCCGCCAGATGAGGAACAACCTGACGGCTGGTCCAGGCTAAATGGTCATGCAGTGCGGCGGCATTCCCAGCATTGGCATACGCAATGGCGCTGGTTGTCCTAAATGCCGTACGGGCATAGGTTCCTGGCAATCGGCTTTCAATATCAGCCTGATTGCGGGCAATCAGTGTTGAAAGTGTGGGGGCTTTATACGGCATTTAAATCCTGCTTAACGCTGTTTTAAACGACATTGGCAGCACGCTGCCATCAAATAACGTAATCATCACCGTCAATAGCAAGACACCCGATTGAGGCGCAGTTGCAGTGACATCGATTTTTTTTACGTGACCATCACCAATCAGCCATGCCAACGCTTCATCGGCGTAAGCTTTGGCACGGTGCAAAACGGCAGACAGTTGCTTTTCGCGGGCGAGCAACCACAGGCGGCTGCCAATAGGACGGGTGTTAAAGGTATCACCCCACCAACCACGCCTGTCTGTGCCTGCCCCTGTCGGGAGTTCGTCAGAGTCCAGTGCCCTGCGGTCAGTGAATAATGAAATAATGACCGCTGTGCTGAGTGAGTCATCCAAAACAATATCGGCATTATCGATAACAATATCGGCACCGTTGACTTGCCACTGTAAGGCGATGTCATTGATTACATGTGCATTCATCGGGGTTTGCTCGTACTGTGTCCGTCATGCTCATGGTGAATATGGTCTTTACCGCTCGTCTGGCCTGACAGATGATCTTTAGCCTGGCTGACGCCGACTATATCCACATTGCCCGTAAAGCGGGTTTGTGGCGTATCAAACACAATACCGTCTTCTGCCATGACCTCCAGCCGTTTGCACTGAACACGGATAACGCCGTTTTCGGTCAGTAAAATATGATGCCCTTCCAGATGATAGACCGCGCTGTCACCGCTCTTGAGGTTCTTCAGACGACAAGCCCGATTATCCACCGCGATGGCGACCAGATGCTGACGAACGCCACCGACCGATAATACAATCGCTTCACTGCCTGCCGGGGGAACGCTGGTTTGTCCGTAGTTCTGGAAACGCTCGACGTCATCGGCTGTCTCCTCAGCCAGCAAGGACACCTGCAGATTTTGTTGTTTCAGGGCATCATTCACGAAGTTGACCACGCCACGGGATACCAGCAGCCGGATACGGCGGGAGAGACTGGCGGTAAATTTGTTGAACTGCGCTATCATGGTTTCCACCTTAAATCTTGGGCTTTCTTTTCCGGATCGGCGGGTTCGGTGAATCCCTCGCGGGGCATCAGTTCCAGCCGCGTTATTGTGCCGTTGTCGCTATCCAACAGATAATTAACAGAAACGATCAACAGCGGTTCATCTGAAAACCCTGCCTGAGTCGCTTGTAGCCGTACCATTTCATTGGGTTGCCAGAGTTGGCCAGCAGGTTTAAACCAGCCCGTGATCCCGACGCTGGCGTGAGTGGCATGTGCCATAGCGCGTTTTTGCTCCCACGTGGCACGGGCGGTGCCCTTGGCTTTGGTCATGTTGTCATCAGCCAGAACGATAGTCGGGCGGTAACGGGTAATCGCAGGGTCGCGAGCATCCATATAAATAGCCGTGGACTGTACCGGGGTTTGGGTTTCTCCCCAACGGCCACCTGCCGCCGATGCCCCTTTAACCCGATACAAACTAAACCGCTCCTGCCAGGATAATGACGTATCGAGGGTCTGGATTTTGATACCCGCATTTTGGGTATTGCCCAGCACCAGCGTTGCCACGGTCTGGCTGCCTGCGGTAGTAAAAACTAACTCCCCTGCGGCATTGCTGGTCATTATCACGCCCCGATGCCGGGCGGCGCGGGACAGATTATCAAAGACGGTTTCACCAGGTTCGATTTGCCACTGGCGAAACGCGGTCGCGGCGGTGGCATCCTGAACCTGCCAGCGAACAGTGACTCTGAACGGCTGGCACAGGTCTTTCGCGATGCGTTCCAGGCTGACGTTACGCCACTGGCCCTTGCCATATATAGCGGCACAATCCACCAGGTCACCGGTCTTATCCCTGCCGGATAACGTAATGGTGCGTTCATCGGCGTTGATACCGACGTCAACCGCATCGACATACCCCGTCACCACCCGCTGGCCATTAATCGCCAACTGGCAGGCCTGACCGGGTTTTAGCACCAGTGGCGAATCATTGTTTTTGACGGTGATGCCCAGGCTAAACTGGCCGGACATCTCTTCCAGACTGCGGGTCACATCCAATGTTTTCCAGCCGGAATAAATTTTATTACCCAAAATCAACTCAATGGTATTAGCCATGAATTACCTCAACTGCCAACCCACCCGACACAAACGCGGGATGGCGAATGCCATTGCGACGGATAAACCGGTTAATCTGCGCGACACCGCCCGTTTCCCGGTATAACGTTACCAGGGCGGGTTCTGTTCCCATAACCTGAATAGATCGGGCCGTGGGCAAGGCGCTGGCCGTCGCTTGCATCTGTTGCAGTAACACCAGACGAAAATGACGTAACTGATTTGAGGTGCGGAACCAGCCTAAATCGCCGGTCTCCACAATCAGTTGCATCAGGGTTTCATCCAGTTCGGCACTGCTCTGACGAACATCATCCAAAGTTTCGATCAAGGGAATGATTTCGATTGCTGCGGAATCTGTAGCAGTAGATTCAGAGGCAGCTAATCCTGCCAGCGCAGCGGCGGGTGACGTTTCAAACGGCATTAAACCGTGCTGAAATGGCGTCTGAGTCGATACTGCCAAACCTGACAAAGCAATGGATTGCGGTGCCTGAGTGAGTGCCGGCGCAAGCTGCTGGCCCCGCGCTGAGGCTGCCGCGGCATTCAAGGTTAATCCGGCTAACTCTTTTGCAATGAAAATGCCCGTGGTGGTATTAATCACATGCTGCATTCTGGCTACCGCAGGCACATTAGATCGAAACTGTGACTGAATACCGCTGGACGTCTTACGTAATACCCTGTCGGCAATATCGGGTGTGGCAACCTCTGCCATGCCGGAAATCAGGCCGCTGATATCGTCAAACAATTGAAACGGGGCATTAATCAAATTTTTCAGGGAACCTTTCAATGCCAGTGCAGCCCCCAACAATTGATTCATGCCCGAATTAGCCGGCAGGCTGCGAATGCCGTTAACGATGGTATTGACGGTATTTTCAATCGCGTTCAGGCGTTCAGTGGCCTGATTGACAGCGCGGGTGACGGTTTCCCAGTTCGCCGTGATATCTGCCAGTGTGCTGTCGGTGAGTCCGTTGCTGTCCAGTTCCGGCTGCTGCGAGACGAGGGGCGCGGTATGATCTGCTGCCGGAATAAACGTCACAGAAAACAGCGCAACCCCGCCTGTATAACAGGATTCGCGGACGGTGTAGGTTTCAATCTGTACCTGCTGCTTGCCGTAGTACGGATGATCCATTTCACCGGGTTCGGCGGTTTCCAATGCGGTAATCAGGGCATCACGCTGGTTAAAATAATCATCCCCGAACACCACGGCGGTAAATGAATACTCCCGCGTGGTCAGTCCCATATCTTCGGTTTCGCCGTCATCCCGTAACGGGTATTCATGACGAACGACACGACGGCCACCAGAGACGGTGGCATCATCAATGATATAAAACGGCACATTGCGAAACGTTCCTTTCCCGGTGCCGATACGACTGCGCCATGACGTATCATTGAACAGCGTCATAAACTGGTCAAATTGCATCAATAACTTCTCCCGTAGCTGTAGCCGGTGTTAACCCGTAAATCGATATTTTCCGCCTGCACCGACTTGGTTCTGACTTTTAAATCTTCCGCGGATTCCACCACCACGGTAATTTTGCCATCGGCAGGTTTGGCGGGCGGGATCTCCAGTTCCTGAATGGCGGCCGCCAGACGGCCTTCCGGGTAATCAGGCCAGTTTCCAAATGAATTTGGCTTTTCATCACGACCAGGTGGCCAATAGGAAATATTTGGCGTCTTGTCCGTGGCTGTTTCACCCGTCAGGTAAGGCGGGAGTTTAACCGTATCGTTATCACGATCTGGCGGCGCAGGCGGGGAGGAATTCGGCCACTCGCCCGTTAAGTAAGGCGAGGGTTTAATACCTTCTGTTTTAACTTTTTCATCGCGCTCATACCACCAGTTGGTCAAGGGAGCAGGTAACCAACCCGGCCCTTTTTCAGCATAGGGATAGTCTTCAGCCATCTTGTCCAGATGCTTTTGCACATTTTCGGCTCCTTCTTCGGGAGAAGAAAAAGGGAGTGCAGCCACAGACGATATCGCGGAACCCCGTATATTATTACGCCAGCTTCGGCGATTATCTGGCCCACCGCCGTTACCATTTCCATTATTGTTATTACCCTTATTTTGGTCTTGCCAGTTGGTGACATAAACAGGGACAACCTCCGAACCATCGCTACCGAGTCCACCGCCACTACCATTACCGCCAGCCCCTCCGGCACCGGGGCCATTTTTGAGGTACTGCGCGTAATTAAAAATCGTTTTACCTGCACGCCAGGCATAACGGGCCGCCACCGCAGCTCCAATAGCAATCGCCGCTTTCTCAATCGCTGCCGCATACTTGTCCAGTTCTTCGGGCGTCAGGTCATTAATGGCGTCAGCCAAATCTTGCACCGGCTTGGCCAGCCTCAACTGCGCGAACCGCTCCCCCGCATTGGCCAGCGAAATCAACGCGGCATTCAGGGTCTGGACGTTTTGGGTGGCTTTGTCCTCCAGCAACCCCTCCGTGATATTGGCCGGATTGGCAATCGTTTTGGCTAAATCCCGCTTCTTGGGGTCAGCAAAGACCATTGCCAGCTTGAGCGTATCGCCGTCAAAAATATCCCGTAAATTTTTCTCACGTTGAAATGCAGCAGTACCAATATCAGACATCAAATCAATGGGTGCCTTTAATTGCCCATTTTTATCTGTCGCTTTGACCCGGCCGCGTTGCCATAAGGTTTTCAGTTTTTCTGGATCATTGATGGCGTCAAAATACCCTTGTACAGCCGCAGCGGCCTGCGACGGGTCATTAAATTCAGTATTGGCCACCCGGATCAACGCCAGCATCTGCTGCTGGTCTATCTGTCCTGTCCACTTGGTGTCTTTGCCTAACCCCCGCAGGGCACTTAATTGGTCGGTAATATTGCCCGTGCCGTATCGGCTGGCGGAGGCAATGCCATCCAGCCATTGCTGCATTTTCTCCGGCGACTGGTAACCAACGTTGAACATGGCGCCCAGCTCTGTCCCGGCCGCTGTAGCCTCCATTTTGATGCCATTAATACTCAGGGCAATGTTATCGAGGTGCGCCAGCGTGGCATCCAGGTTATTGGTTTGTCCCAGAAACGCGGTCGCTGCCGTGATTAAATCGGACGTACTGAGCTTACGGCGGCCTGCCACTTTGGTGATGGCGGCATCCAGGGCATTCACGTCATCGGCGGTCAGGTTGTATTGTGTCCCCAGTTCGGTCATGACCTGCTGATGGTCAGCCACGTTCTTGGCCGCTACCGCCAGACCGCCCCCGGTCACAAACCCCATAATGCGGTTATCAAATTTATCCAGCAGCCCATTGGCACCCGTCACGGCACTGGAAAACAGCCGCATCGAGCGGCTGCCGTCAGTCCCAAACCGCCGGATACTGGCCCCGAACTGGCGGGCACGTTGGGCAACATTCCCCACCAGATCAACAATAAACTGGGTACGGTTAGGTGTTGTCATTGACGTTTCTCCAGCCAGGATGAATACAGCCACAATTTCGGCAGGGGCAGCGCCAGCGCCCAGGCAGGGCCACCCCGCAGACGATGCCCGACATATAAGGCAGTGCGCTCAATGGCACGAACGCACTGCAAACTATCGCCCCTCGTCAGCCACCCGCGCCACGGTATCCAGTGCGGCGGCGCGTTGCATATCCGCATGTTGGGCAATCTGTTCCAGATCATCCTGATGCAGGGTTTTCAGCATCTCAAACGGCAGGGGACCGTTGATTTTTCCGATACGGGCAATGGTGCGGCGCAGCACTTCGTACCCCATCCGGGAAGGACTGGACAACAGAACGGGGCCTTTGGCGGTCACCACCACCCGTTCGCTCGCCGCTTCCGCATCAATCAGGTCACCGGCGGTCAACTGACGCAGTTCAACCTCAAATTGCAGCTCAGTGTCATTGTCCTTGCCATAGGCCAGCCCGTGTTTTAATTCAAAGTGCATGTTAAATTTCCTTACATTCCACGGCGATAAACTCCGCCGAAATTTCGCCCTTGCTGGTCAGGGTGGTATTACCGTCACACCAGGCATTGGCCAGCATAAATTTTTCGCCCGTATCACATTCAAATGAAATGGTGGTATCGACGGCGTTCTTGATGGTAAACAGGCTGACCCCCGGCCCCTGCGGGATCACACAACTGAGCCGGGCTTCTTTCGGGGTCTGCTGCCAGCCGTAGACGCGGGCACCAATCACCGGATCGCGGCTGAATCCGCCCGGTGTTAATGTCGCGCCGCTTATTGATGGCAGCTCTTTCCCGTTGAGGTGAATATAGGCAATGCCCGTATATTGGTATGGACTCGCCATAGGTGAGGCTCCTCTTTACAAAATAAACTGGATGGCGTGGGCGTAGATACGGAACTGGTTAACCAGGTCAGGATTGCTGCGCACGTTCAGGCGGTTGCGGTCGTTTTGATCACGCTCCACAATCAGCGTCTGTTTAAACGTTTCAAAGTCCTCAACCAGTCCCGCGAATTCGTGTTCCGTAAACAGGGCCAGCAGTTCGGTGCGGATCACCGACGGCGTGACGACTGCCTGTCCGGCACTGATACGGGTGCCGTCGTTCGCCAGCTTATGGCGCGGGTATTTCTGGGTAATGCGCACCCGCGTGGCATAACGCAGATACGACAGGGTGGCGATGGTTTCCACGTCCAGGTAACTGGGGTCGGGATCACCGAAGGCATTCTGGCGGTACATGGTGATCATGCGCTCAATCTGCACATTGCCGCCCGCATCCACCGTAAACGTGGAGATACCGTCATACAACAACAGGTTGCGTTCATTCAGTGCCCAACACTCACCCCGTGCAGGGGGCAGAATGCCCGGTAACTGCAAGGTTTGCAGGGGACGCGCCGGATCAATGCCCAGTGCCCCGACAGCCACCCCGGCCAGCGTCGCGGCCCACAGGTAGGGCGGCTGGGGTGAAATGCCCGTAGCCAGGGTGGAAAACAGATAATCATTGCGCGAGGTACCAAAGGTGGAGGTTTGCGCCAGGGTGCCGCGTTTCGCCATCCAGCACAGGCCGTCAATCATTTTCAGTGGCCCCCAGCGGTGCTTCAGTTCGTCACGCAACAGGTTCAGGTTCAGCGTATCTGTAAACGGGTTGACAACGTAATTCCACCAGGTATCACCAAAAGCCGTGATTGCGGTTGTTAAATCAGGATTGCCTGTTGCCCCGCCCAACGGGGTGATACCCACATTGATCCCCACGGGCAGCATCTCGCCGTCGTAGTAGTTCACCCGGACATCAATATCATTGCCCGTTGCACCTGACCATTTGGCGGTTAACAGTACCGTGTCGGACTGGCTGTCATTGCTGGCGGTCACAGGCAGATTGGCATTGGCGTTGATGGCATCACGTACTTTTCCCGCCATCGCGGCCGCATCATCCCCGGCCGTAACCGTCACACGCACTGACTTGCCTGCCACCATCAGGGCAATCTGGCCGGTCTGGGCGACTTTGCCGAGAAGCTGGAGTTTACCCACCGCTTTCACCCCGTTGGCATCATCATCAATGGCCAGCCCCCACAGGTCGGCAAACGCATTGCCACGAATAAAGGCCGCCGCCATTTCTGCCAGCATCGAACCACGCCCGAAAGCCGCTTCCGCTGCACTGACGGAGGTAATACGAAACGGTTGCCCGACAGGCACCTGACCGGACGCAGTGCGCAAGCCCAGCAACAAGGTTTTATGCAAGGTGGGCGGTGTACCGGTGACTGCGGCCGAATTATCAAATTCGATATAGCACAGCGGCACACGGATATTGGACGGAATATCATTAAATGAGAGCGCCATTATTGTGCTCCTTTCTTCAGTTTAAGGGGGACAACTTCTTTCACGTCACCGTCTTTCAGGCGGCGCAACCAATAGGCCGTGCGGGGTTTGGATTCCCCGTCATCAGACAGTGGTTGATACGTTTCGGGGTCACGGACAATCAGCCCGTTCACCGGTTTCAGATGCAGTTCAGTCATGGCATATCCTGCGTAGGTAAAGGGATCAGCGCTTCCTGCTCCGGGGTGCCGTCAGGTTGCGCCCATTGCTGATAGTGGGTGGCATAGTCGTCCAGTTCGGTGGGGTCAACCGGATCAGGCAACGGTTGCGGAGCATCAAAATAGAGACCATAGACCGCCACCCCGGCCTGGCTTTGCGTATCACTCCATAAATTGGCGACCTGCGTCAGCGTGAATGTACCCGCAGGGGCTATCCGCCGGTTATTCAGCCAGCCTGTCAGCCGTTCGACGATTTGGTAAATACCCGGCACATCGGTTTGTCGGCCGTTCAGAACCCTGGCGCTGACGAAAATGCCCCAACTGGAAATCGCCGTATTGCGGATCTCCCCCTGACGGCTGCCGAGCCAGGCGACATAAACGGCGGGGGCCGTGTTGATAACCAGCTTGACTGCGGAGTCACTCCACTGGCCCGGATGGGTCTCTATCCGGCGCAGGGTATTGCCAAACACGGTCCTGATGCCCGCTATCAGGCTGTCTGAAATATCACTGGTGATGGCCATCAGATAAACCCCCGTGATTTTTGACGGCCCCAGACACTGCCGCTGCTGGTGATGATGGCGACATCCCCGCTGGCCGGGCGTTCTGCCTCTTTGCTCAATCCCAGACTGACATCACCCGCCGCCACCTTTTCCAGTAACCGGATCGCGTCTTCCTGATCTTTGGTCGCTTTTTCGGTGGCGGCACCTTCTTCCAGCGCAAAGCGGGCCAGCACACAGGCAATCCTGACCAGCACCACCGGTACGGTTTTCAACGGCAACGTAGCACGGCCATCGATATACCCATCAATCGTGGCCGAGGCATCTGCCAGGGCTATCTGGATCAAGTGCTCACGGGCATGTTTCAGTGCTTCAGGTGACAGGCTGTGAAAATCATCAATTTTGATGTCTGTCAGGGTATAGAGCGCATCGTGGCTATAACGGGCGTACATGTCGCTCAGTGTGGCGTAGCTCATTTGTTGCCTCGTTTAGCCTGATTTGGCGGTGATCCGTCGTTTACCGCATCCTCAGTGTCTTGATTATCCAGCCCCCCTTCTGGGTCATCATCAGGATCTGCCGCGATAACCGTAACAGACAGACGGGGGTCGGCCTCCAGCGCCTGAAGTTCTGCCGACGTAACGGGCGGCAGGGTGTTTTCCCCCTGTTGCAAAACAAACCCCGCACGCCGGTAACCCGTATGCGCGGTATTGACAACACTGACGCCCACCATGTCAACGACGTGAGCCGAGTCCAGTAACGCCGTATTCGTTTCATCAGACATAACATTTCAACTCCTGTTAAAGCGGATTTAAACGGGGTTTACGCCCCGTTTAACAGATCTTAAAGGTAATCGCCGACAATCAATTCTAAGCGGCCTTTCATTTCGTTGCTGACGGTGCCACCCTGACTGTCGATGGTCAGTTCACGTTCCAGCAGTTGGGTCGCCAGCTTCTCCATTGACGGCGGCACCACCAGATGAGTAGGACGCACCGCCAGCGGACGCCCGCCGTCAGCTTTAAAACCGCGCATGGCAGAAATGACGGACCAGACGTTATCGGCGGTTAAATTGGCGTTGGCGGCATAGGCCAGTTGCCAGAACGAGTAACCCGCTTCACAGCGCGTATCGACCCCGTAGCGGATTTGCTTGCGCATAAAGTTCTGCTCGTCATCCACCTTATCCATTGCCACCATTTCCGGTGCCTTACGTTGCTGGAAAATCACCGGCTTAATGGCACGGGAACAGTCGAGCACAAACCACGGCTGCCCCTTGTAGCCCTCTTCCCGCAGAATGTTACTGACGTGCCGGGCATCGCCTGTGCCATCTGCTGACGGATAAACCGGATGGTCAGCATCAAAAAAATTCTGCTTGTCGTAACAGAGGGTTTTAAAACCATTACTCAGTGCACTGAAACAGAGTTCGTCCGGCTGGACACCTGCCGCGCGTCCCATTTCAGTAAACAGCGGGGCATAAATCCCCACGTTGTCATCTTCAATGTCGTCGCGGTCAACGCCGACGGTGCTTTCAAACGGGCGGTTAATCAGTTGATAACCGTGCGCCTGCATGTCATTAATAACACGCTCGCCAATCCATTCCCGCATACCCGGGAACTTACCGAGCCAGCCATAGGTGTTGGATTTGGTGGTACTGGGCACCACGGTAGCAATTTTTTCGTACTGACTGGGGGCATCGTCCAGGCCGTTTTGAAAGTCGCCATTCCAGCCCGTAAATAACGATTTGATTAACGCAGGGGTCACAATAGCCATTATTTTTTGGCTCCTTTCTGTTTACGTTTCAGGAATTCCGCATCCGTCAGCCCTTGCAGTCGGGCCGCTTCTTTGTCGGCCGCAGACAGCACGGCCAGACGTTTACCCGGCTGACGGTATTTGGGGGTCTGACGGCTGGTCAGGGCTGAGATACCACGGCGGCCGGAGATCGCGGCATTGAGTGCGGCGATACCATGCTGCTTGGCTACCGAACGAAGATAGGGCACTTCCGCCGCAACAACACGCCCGCTTCGACGGGCGGCAGCAATAATGTTTTCTGCACTGCCGCCTTTCGCATTCGCATTCAACACTGCCGCCTGACGGGCCAGCAGGTTATACGCACGAGCAGGCACAAATCGGGTCAAATCAACCCCGTTCAGGGCGGCTTCATCCAAAATTTGCTCCACTTCAGTGAGTTCAGCGGTGCTGTCGTCGATAATTGAGGTGACTTCTGTGGAAATCGCATCTGCATCGGGTGTAGTTTCAATGACATCCTGTGTATCCAGGGCAACCTGCGCGGAGGCTTTCAGGGTTTCCAGCGCGGCCAGTGCCTGTGTCAGCAAATCGCTTAAGGCGTCGTCGGTCAGTTCGGTGGCGTCTTCAGGCAGTTCAATGCCCAATTGCTCCAGCAACTGAAGTAGCATTTCATTCATGGGGATGTCCTCTGTAGTAGGGGATGGAGAAATCAGGGTGTCCAGTTGCGCACTCAGCGCCGCCATAGACTGCATACCCGTCAGGCCGGGATCATTGGTCAGTGCGCCCAGCCGCAGATAGAGCGGGCGGCCGGACTCGTCATAGGGAAAGACGGCGGACAGGTATGCCCATTCGTTGGCATCCACGGCCGCCTGCGCTGCCGGGGTCAGTGACAGCCGGACAAATAGCCCAACGCCCTCGCGCCATTGCATATCGTTGCGCGGGTCACGCAGCCAGCCCGCCGCCCGCGCTTCAGCACACGCGGCCGCGTCGCTGTCCTGTTTCAGCGTCAGATGGTTGTAGTCAAACAGCACGGGCTGACCGATGGCCGCCGTTGCCGCAATAAATTGCTCAGCAATCGCGGCATCGATAAACCACTGGCCGCCGGGTACATCGTCCGGGCGGCCATCACGGGCACTGAAATGCCCGGCAGGCAGCAGTTGATACCAGCCATCGGTGCTGTCTGAGATCGCCGCACTTAAAATGGCGACACGATTTTTTGGGGTTGGGATTCGGGTTTTCATGCCCCCATTGTGAACGCAGGTGGCAGGCGGGCGGGTTTGTGGTAAATCACACCTTTACCGGGCAGGAAAAATCAGAGGGAGGAGACACATGACACTATAGCGCGTTTAAAACCCGTTTAAAAACGTCAGGATACGTTTAAACGGGTTAAAGGTGAAGTCTCCCCTGTCAACGGGGCTGTAAGGCTTCTGCGTGTTTCTGGTTAATGATATCCACGATGTCAGCAATTCCCTGCGCAGACAGCCCCATATAGGGACGGGCAGGCACGGCAGCGGGACCGGGTGGCATGGTCGGCAGACCACCCCATTGATGGATCGCGGCGTAGACCTTATTTGAACCAATCGCGGCACTCGTTGCGTCATAGGACGTAGACAGCGACAGCGCCAGCCCGCCCTGAGTGCGTTGCAGCATGGGACCATTATGGCCACGGGCAGCCAGCTTCGCCTGATAGCGGGGCGTCAGCGGTGACCACGGCTGTCCGGTGACCGGATCAGCCTGATTGGCAAACGCCTCTTCCGACTCACTGGCCAGTACTGCGGCCACGGCGCGGGTAATGGGGGTGGTATCCATCCCCAGTTGCACGACGCGCTGAAACGCCTGCTGAATAGCTTGATCATTAAACTGAAAATCCAGTCTCATAACTGCCCCTCCAGTAATTCATAACGCCCATTTTGTAATCCCGTTCGTAAGACCGACGGCGGGATCGCATTGACCTGAACCGCATGGCCTGTCAGGTTTTCCATTGAACCAGTCTGGACAGGCACCGTGACCACTGTCCGGCCTGCCTCGCGTTCAGCCGCACTGATATACAATAACTGCTGGCTGGCCTTGTCCAGCATCACGGCCGCAGGCTGGCCAACAATGGCAGGCAGTGACTGGTATTCCGCCATCGCCAGCCCGGATTTCAGGGTGGTTTCATTGACGGTCAACAAACGAGGGGCCGACTGGCCTAACCGCTGTTCTATGGCCAATGCGATGCCCTCGGTGACAAACCCCAGCGATTGCGGGCTGTTGCCTGCCTGGCGGCTCGTCATCACCTGCCCGACCCATTGGGCAAAGGCGTTTTGCCGGACAGGGGCATTATTCAGGGACTGGATAACCTGCTGGCGCAGTTCGCGGTTTTGCATCTCCAGTAATTTTCGTGCCAGGCTGACATCGGCCCCCATTGCCAGTTGCCCGGCATTGTTTGACCAGCCCGCGCCCGTGGTCATTTTCTGGCTGCCGCGCCGGAAGGTCGTTGTTTCAGACTGGTAAATTTCACCTGTCCGCTTATCCACGCCCGTTTCGACCATCTGACTGCTGACCGCACCTGTGCTGGATTCCACCGTTAACCCCATGCGCTTGACCTGGGCGGCGGTCAGTGCCCGTACCCGGCAACGACAACCCCAGTCATTGGGCGGATAGAGTTTGTCCCAGATGGGATCGTCATAGCGAAATACCCGTCCATGCATCGCGGCATGGCTCTGCCGGGTGCGGTTGTCCATGATAGCGATGTACTGCCAGTAGGGATGCGTATCGGCACTGGCGAGTTGTTGCTGATAGCGTCCGGCCTGATAGGCCGTCGCCACATTGGTGCGGTAAATCGTCGCCAACCGTGACGGGCTGCCCAGTTGCACCTGTTCAGCATTGCCGTCACTGTCAACAATCACCTGTTTCCCCCACCAACCCTGCTCTTGTAGCCGGGGGGTCAGGGTGTTAATAAACTCGCGTTCGGTGATACCTTCGCTATTTGCCTTATCCACTTGCTCCCGTAATGTGGTCAAAATGTCCAGCCGGGCCGCTTTGGCGACGGTAAACGCGCGTGCATGCGTCGCCGCATTCGCGTCCTGCCAGTTCCAGGTGATCTCATAGCCTTTGGCACGGAAATAATCGACCGCCAGTTTAGGTTCCAGTTTAGCGGCGTAACCTAAATCAATGGCTTGCGGCATTCAATCGTCCCCACAGTTCGGCAACAAACATCGCCCGGTGTAACATATCGGCCAGTTGACCATCATCCATGCCGACATAGAGTTCGGCTGCGGTTTGCTGTGCGGCCGCATAGCCGCCGGTTTCCAGCGCCTGAATCAACGGCGTGAGCAACGGATCAACCGCCGATTGCCATTCCTGCCCGGTGACGGCCCCCGACATGGTATTGACAGAGACCGCGCCCGTGTCTGCCGACAAGACTGCTTCAGGCCGGGCACTTAACATCGCGGAAGAGAAATCCGGTGCCGGCGGTGGTGCAGATTTCAGGCAGTCTTCATCATCGGCGGCCATCGGAATTTGCAGCTTGTCATGCGCCCACTGTACCGGAATTTTCATCCCCATGCTGACCAGTTGCGGCAGTGCGGCGGCGTAGGCGGTCACGTCTTCCGGCTCAGACAAGTCAAACTCAAACACCGGCTTACGGCGCTGATTATCAAAAGACTGACAATTCAGGGCATATAAAGGAAAGACCAGATCACGGGTGAGCGTGGCCGCTAACTGGGTGGCATCGCTGTTGCGGACCTCAAACCGGACCTCATTATGCACATTGCCCAGCGCATTAGTGCTGGTCGCACCGTCGGCCTGACTGGTCAGCGTGCCGCCCAAAATGGCCTTGGACATGCTAAGTTCAGCCCACGACATCATGCCCATAAACGGATCGGCGGTGCCGTCGGCCGCGTTCTTGAAATCAATCATCATGGAGCGGGGAATAATGCCGCCGGCATTATGGCCAATAGACATGACGGCATTCAGCAAGGTACGTTTTTCATTATCTGTGGCCCCAGCAGGGTATTGCCCGACCCGGATCGGCAGCCCGTAAATTTCCAGAAATTCCGCCAGATCACGCACCGAATAGTTTTTGAAGATAAACGGCCAGACCAACGTACGGATTAACCCAGTACGCGCCAGATAGCCCGATTTGGACTTAGCCACATGCTGTATCCAGCCGAACGGTTGCAGTTCTGCCCCGTCAGCCGTGCCATCCCGCAGGCGCAATTCGTTACGTTCACCTGGTGGCGTTTGGAACCATGCCGGGTCGCGCCATTCCACCGAACGCGGAATAATCAGGTCACCCACGGTTTCCCATTCGATTTCCTGACACGAGAAACCTTTCAGAATGGCATCTGTGGCATCAAAGACACAATCCGCCAACCAGTCCGCATCCCGCAGGATTTCGGTCAGCAGTTCCGCATCGTGGATCTCTTCCCGGCTGGCGTTTGACGGGGGCGTGATTTTCCAGTCCAGCGACTGGAGGGCACGGCGGCGCTTGCCCAGTTCCGACTGCAAGTGCGCGTCCCGCTCTTCCATGTCTTCCGCCAGCTCGCATTGCGACAGCAACTGCCCGCGTTCAGCATCAATCAGGATCTCCGCCGCGCGGGCAGGTGTCAGGCCGCTGACCGGATGATCACCATAATAGCGATGGAGTTGCGCGATACGGGATTCTTCATCTGTTTGCCTGTCGGATTTAAACCAGAAACGACGCCCCACGGCATCGACCAGTCGGTTGAGTATTTTCACCAGCACCCCCGTTCAAAATTCGGTAAATCATCGTCATTGGCTGCATGTTTATCCGGCAGCGGAATAAATTCAATCAGTTGGCCATCCATATAGGTGGCACGGGTAAACATCAGGTAGGCACCTGCGCTGTCGCCGTGGCGCTTTTTGCCGTCAGCCCCCGCCCGGCGGTTACGGTCAATCTTGGGCACCCCCCGGATATTCTGGATTTGACGCTGGTCGGCAATGATGTCTTCATCCTTCGGAATAGCGATGTCATTCGACTCATACAGCGCTTTATATTTGGGTGACCATTCCCGGTAAAAGTTATCCGTAATATGGATAGCATCCACCATATCCTCCCCATAGCGCAGCAAGATTGCCTCACCGAGATAGCCGCCGTTCCCGGTGGCATCCAGCGCAATCCCCACCAGCCGGGGTAAATGATCAATGATGAAAACCGCAATCTGACGCTGCTGGTTGTAGGGCACATCATGCAGCTCAACCGTCAGGTACAGAATACGGCGGGTATCCTGTTCAACACTGCCCACCCCAATCACCGACAGGTCACCGGAACGGGCAAAATCCTGCCCATAGGCATGACGGGTATCAGGATTGAGTTTGCCGAGTTCAGGCAGTAACTGTTCTTCACAGAAGGCCAGGGCCGTATTTTTGCGCTCGTCTTCCGTCCAGCTCATATGCCCACGGGGCATAGTGAAGCGGATAACCTGACAGCGTTCATCCGTTGCCCGGTCAATCAGCACACGGGGAATATAGGCCCCGCTGCCTTGCTTCGGCACGCAGTAATATTCTTCCAGCGCATCTTCTTCCGTGGCGGTGTCTTTGAGAAGATTCGCTTTCCATTCGTCCTCTTTTTCCTGTGACCACGGCTGGCGCCTGACCTGGCAGATACGCTGATACAATCCCTCGCTACAGGCGTCATCCAGCGTGATGGTATGAATAGCATAGCGTTTACGTCCGGCGCGGGAGTCCTGGATCAATTCATTGAACAGATTCTCATTGCCGTTATGGGTCGAAATAATGCGGACTTTTGCCCCCCACATGGTGAGCGCCAGCGCCGCTTTCAGCACCTCCGCCAACCGCTCATGGAACGCGGCTTCATCAATGGTCACGTTCCCCTGCATACCACGCAAGTTCTTGGGGTTACTGGACAGGGCCTGCACCTTAAACCCGCTGCTGAAATAAATAACAAAGGTGAGAATGTCCTTATCTTCATCGGCAAACACTTCCTCGCCCACTTCACCCGCCGCCAGCCCATACGCTTTGGCCCACATGGCGGCGGCGTCAATAAATTCCCGTGCCATCTCTTTATTGGAACCGATATAGAAATGGTTGGTGCCGCTGGCGTCACGCGACAACGCAGCAGTCAGTGAGGCATCGGCGGCTTCTGCCCAGGTCAGCCCGGTTCGGCGGGATTTTTCAGCAATCTTGAGTACCGAATCATCGGCTACCCAGCGCCGCTGGTAACCCAGTAAGACCGCGTTCGGATCAAACGTCGCGTCATTGACGGCGTTGATAATAAATTCGGTGGCCGGATTTTGTTGCATCAGGCGATCCCCAATATCTGACGGCGGATATCGGCCGCCGCGTCGGCCGTCAGTCCGGCCTGTTTGACGATTTTTTCAGCCTCATCCGCTGCTTCTGCCGCGAACGCCGCGCGAATTTCTTTTTCGCGTTTAGTGCTGGTCATGGCCGCCTGCTCAATACGGGCAGCCACCAGTGCCAGTTGGGATAGGGCCTTGGGTTCAACGACGTCGTCACTTTCCGCCAGCTTCATACTGGTTTCAAAGGCCAATGACTTAACGAATTCCTGAAGTAACTTGCCGACGTCTGACGTGGGCGCAGACCCCAGACGGGATACCCAGACATCGGCAATCTCACGCCCTTCACGAATGCGGGCACCGAGCGTTTCCATACGGGAAGCATAACGGTTCAGGCCCGTGCGGGAGATCTTGAGGTCATCCGGTAAGCCCGCATTATCAATCAGGTCATTGATGGCGGCGCGGATATCGGCTTGTGTATGACGTTTGTCACGCAGCAACTGATGCAGTTCGTCACGGATGGATACGGGCAGCAGATCAATTTTTGAGGGGCGGCCACGGGTACGCTTATCAGTCATCATTTACCCCCGTGGGCGCGGACGTTTGACACCGGGCACCTGACTGCGGCCGTCGGCGACATCAGCCCCGCGCCCGGTCAGAGTGGCGACCAGACATCCGGCGACATCGTTCAGGGAAACCAGCCCCTGTTCTGCCAGCCAGCTCAGGTGCGAGCGCACCACATCACGGCTGATACGGTGGCCGTAGGCATCCAGGCAGGTTTGTAACACCGATTCGTTGGCATCACCGCCACATTCGGTCAGCGAACGCAGCAGCACCAGCCGCTGGTCAGCAGTTAAGATTTCACGCATGGCTGACATCAGCTTTTTTCCTTGAGTTCGTTTTGTAATAACAAGTCACTCAGATTACGTAATTGACGTAATTCCGGTAACACGGCACTGAGGTCACCCCGCAATTGGGCGATTTCCAGTTGCAGGGTGTGCAGTTCCTGCCGGTTGGGTAACGTGGACAGCGAGGTTTCCAGCCGCCCCACCTGCATCTTGAGCACTTCCACCTCATCCCGTTTGGCATAGGTTTTACTGAGCAGCACCAGAATGACGTTAAATGCCGTCGTGGCAGCCGCCCAGACCATCGCCCAGTTTTCTCTAAGTACGTCCAGCATATTTCTCCCTAAGTTCGATATGTTCCTGACACCCGATGCACCGCTCAAAGGCCGGATTGATCGCCAGCCGGGCGGGGTCAATGGCGTCTCCACAATCACGGCAAACGCCATTCCCGGCCTGTGCCGTGCGCTGAAAATGGGCGGCCAGCGCCCGTTCACGATGCCATTGTTCCAGTGCACATGCTCTATCTATCAGCCGGCTCATGGCGTCGTTCCTGTTGCTGTGCTGCCCAGATCTGGATGGCCCGCAGCTTGTGGGCCAGTTCCTGACTCCACTGGCCGTACTGGCTGGCATGGGCCAGCAGGGCAGCGGGTGTCCCTGACCGGGGCGGCGCGGGTTTGGGGGGCAGTTGCAGCAGGGAGGACGGGATCACCGGACAGGCCGACACGATCAACGGTGGCGTGACTGTAACCGAGGGCCTGTTGGTAGAGCTGCAACCCGTCAGGGCCAATACCGTTATAACCAGCCCCATCGCGGGCCAGTGCCGCAGGTATCTGGTTTTCAATGCGTTTTGCCGTTTGGGATAATCCCGTGAGGGCGGCATACAGTTTGTTGGAGAGGGATTCATTTATTTGTAGCTGTTCCTGCTGTTCGGTGATCAGCCGCTGGAGGGCAGCGGCATTCAATTCAGCCGAGGCTTTTTGTGACTGGTAGAACGTCAGCTCTGCGGCCTGACGGTTTTGGATCTCAGTATCGACAGCGGCCTGCATGGAATGGGTCACCCACCACGCGGCCATTCCCCCGCCCAGTGAGGCACCCAGAATGGCCGTGAGGCCATAACGCACGATCACGTGAGTCATAAGCACTCCTTATCCCGTTTGATGGCCGCCTGTTTTGACGCCTGATTCTGGGTTACCCATGCCGCCAGATAGCCGACAAACAGCCATTCGGAAAGCTGGCCTGACAATGCAGACCACAACAAAACTAGGGTACTCGCTACCCAGGCACCAAACAGCGTGGTGTCAGACGTTGAAAAACGGCCTGTGGCAGGATTGGTAATCAATTGCTTAAGCATGGCGCGCATGACAGACCTCCGCTTTAGCCAGCCGGATATCCTGCGCATTGACCGATAACCAACCCTTACGAAATAACGACTGGTACGTCGCATTATGACTGTACAACGGCACCACCTTGATATCGTTTCCGGCCAGTGCCTGCTGTAAACAGCGCTCGCGCCCGCTTTGGTAAATGCTGTAATAGCGCGGGTTGCGCAGTTCGGGGATTTGCTTTTGCAGCAGCGGTTCGGGAATGGGATGCGGCAGCATTACACCACCTCCAGCGCAGCCTGGACAAGATGATCCAGACGGTTGAACCAGCCATTTAAAAACCGTTGTTGCAGGGGATTGCGGGCGATAATCTGGGCATAGTAGCGGGCACGCTGATTCATGAACCGGTGCAGCAGGTAATCCGGTGCTGTGGCAGCAATGGCGTCGAGGGTTTTCACGCCCAGAATCCCGTCATCACGCACGGCAACCGCGCGTTGCAATAGCCGGATGGCAGACACCACCCCATGCTGAACGGCACTGTCAAACAACACCAGTGAAAGACCGGCAGGGATGCGTTCGCAGCCTGCCACCTGCCAAAAATCCCGATAGTAGATCGCGGTCGCGTCGTCTTGGGTTAACGCCCGGATATCCAGATGGGGGTAACTGCGTTTGCTGATGCCGTACTGGGTTTCACCGCCACGGTCATGCGGATCATTGACATACCCGCCCTCAATCGGCAGCAGGTAGTTAATGGCATGGAGAAACGCAACGCTGTAGGAACTGTGGGTCATGATGGCTACCTGTCAATAATGGGTAGCTCATCATCGGGGTTAGGGGGAAGACGTTGGGTTTGTGGGGTCTCAAACAAAACCCGCCGCAGCGGGTTTCTTTCAATCGAACAGTCCAGGCTGGTAACGCTTGCGGTGCAACGCTAACTGTTGCCGCAGTATCGCATAAACGGTCGAGTTGGTCAGGGAATATTTTCGCGCCAGTACATCCACGTTACCGCGGGAACGGCTCCACTCACTGAATAACTGGTTATCACGCAATGCCGCTTTCAGGGTTTCACCGGTGGGCAGATAAACCGCCCGACCGCCATAGTAATGCGCCAACGAGCTGACCAGCTTACTGGCCGACAGCCGGGCGGCGGGGCCATCGTAGCCCTGCCGTTGGAGTTCGGTACTGAACAGATCCACCATATCAGCCAGTAACTGGGGCCAGCGTGCCCGTAACTCCGCCTCCGGGATAGTATCCAGTTGATCTAATAGCTGTCCTAATTCGTCATGACTTTCGGCAAAGAGGGATAGATTTCTCATATTGGTGACCCGTTAATACCTAAAGTGAAACAGCCAAATTACAAGTACACTGAGTATTGACATAACTAAAATCCCAATACTTTTATCACTGTTAGCCGGGTACTTTTGTGCCATTGCCAGCAGTGTCTTACGCCTGATCAGGTATAAGGGAAAGAAGACAATCAGTAACAACAAAGTACACGCTCCCCACCAGACTGGCGAATGCCCACGGAGTCGGTTTAGCTCATCACGATAGGTTCCAATGCGATTGTGATAGGCATCAAAATAGACCCAGAACGCCGCCGCAATCGGTATCAATGTAAAGAAAAAACTACTCAATTCACTATCCATTTAACCCCCTGCTTGTTTTTCTAACCACTCTTTGCCTCCGGGTAGTGTAGTCAAATCAACACCATATTGCTGCATTTGTTTAAAATAGGCATCACGGGTATCAGCGCCCGACACCTGTTTCTGTTCCCTGGCGCTGATATTGCTGCTCTGGGCAAACTGCTGCGCGGAGGACTGGTAAACCGTTTTCAGGTAGTTGTGGTTAGTCAGCGGCTTGCTATCCCCCTGTAGCCGCTTCTCCCGGATGCGTTCAACCGTTTCACTGAGCGCATGAGCCAGTATCCTGTTAGCGGAATACAGCGCCAGCACTTCTTCCGCCAGCTTTAATGCCCGGCTGTTAGACAGGTTATTTTTCTCCCGCCGAAAGAGACCGATATACGCCACCAAGTGCCGGGCACAACCACTGGGTAAGTTTGTGAATTTCGCCAGCAATTGACGGGCAGCATCATCCTCAAGCACCGCATCCAGATGAAAATCAGAATGACAAACCGGGCAACGGCCGACTCTCATAGCCCTATCTCCCTGCTGTACGCCTCACACACCGCATCATAGCCGCGCCGTTCGGGCAGGCGCTGGCCCCGTTGGATCATGGCATCCAGCATCATACGGATATGCCACTGTTTCAGCGACTCCAGCACCTGAGACGCCAGCGACGCATCCAGCCAGCCGACCTCAGCCACGCCCGCGCCACCATTGGTTTTAGCGGTCTGGCGTTGGACAAATTGATTGAGCGCGGTTTCAGCGCCGTCACTGATAAATTGTTGTTGGTGCATGGTGATCCAGATGGCACGGATTTTGCCGATTTCCGCTACACGCGGCTGGCCGTTTAAATGGGGTTTAACCCGCTGGTGATCACGTTTAAAACGGCGTTTAAATCCGCATTCAACAAAGGCAGCATACGCTGCTTTTAATTCCGCATGAGACATCCCCTGACAGGATGATTTGCCCGTGGCGGCAACCAGTGCCGCACGGTAGGTTTCGTCGTCAAGCTTCAGTTGAGTCTTGGCGATATGAATAAGGCGAATCAATTGGTGTCGAGTCATTAATCACCTCACTTATAGGCTGCACAGCCGGGCTGGCAACCACCGCGCGGCCAATCATTGCAGTTATCACAAAGATCGCGCACGGGTTCCGGTTGTTCGAATGCCGCACAGATACTATTGGCGGCGGCGATAAGGGTGTTTAATTGTTCCTGATTGATGGTCAGGCCAGGTTGTTGGTTACCCAGCTCTTTTGCAATGGCGGCGACCAGCGAAATTTGTTGAAATTTAGGCATGTTCACCTCCAGACAAAATCAATGCCTGATCAGCCAGCCACTCTAATCCCTCTATTTTTTTGTACTGACGTATCAGTGCCGCTGAATTGGGGAACAGAGGCACCAGGTATGCGGTAGTTTTATACATATAGGACATATGCTGTTTGACATGTCGTTTCCCTAGCAGCTTTTCTGCGTCCGCAATACGGGATTTTGAATACAGTGCCTGGGTACGTGAGCGCCAAAACAATTTGGTTAACGGGTTATAGTGTTCTGATTTTTCATTACTCCAGGCAGCGCTGATTTTGTTATCGAAATACACAACCAGATGGGTTCTGCTCTCTGACACCTTTTCACGATAAATACTGATAACCGTGTCCTGGTATTTAAATCGAATGCAACAAAACAGGCTCTGTAACTCAGCCGCGATTTTTGCCCACTGGGATTTATCAATGCTCATTGTTTTCATCCTTAATGGTTTGTTCTGTATCGAATGGCAGGTCACTAAATTGGCCTTTTGCCAATAGAACGCCAGCGCGGAATGCACTGATTTCCTGTGGCGTTTTAAAACGCAGTTTTTTCCGATGAGATGGAAACAGTATTTCTTTATCTGCGTGTTCTATTAATAAATCACAGCCCTCATTGGCCGTTTCATGCCAGTCAACCAGCTCCTGTTTTAATAGCGCCAAATCAATGTTATCAATGCTCATTTCTGCCTTCCTTGCGCGTTTCACACTCGCACTCACCCAGTAGCGCACGAGTAATATCATTAGGGATGGATTCTAAGGTGAGCACATCAATATCAAACCAATCCTGCTCACCATCCTCACACGCAATCAGCGCCCGATTTTCATTGAGTTCAATGACCGTTCCCGTTTCTGCTGAAAAACCAATCTGACCATTACCCATCTTCTGAACGGTATACTTAACCTCATCGCCCAACTGAATGGGAAATAACGCTTTAGGTAGGGGTTTATCACATACTTCACAATAATTTTTCATTTATGTTCCTTGAATTTTGGCGTAAGCCTGCCCGGCGGGTTTACGCCAATTAATAAAAGTACTTAATTTTTAGCTTGTTATATTAAGCTGGTGTTAAATGTTCAATTCGGACTAAATAAGGCTCAGTACTGATCTCAACCACCGTCATATTGGTTAAGTCTTTTGCCCGTTCAATGGTTCTGACTGCCTGACCTCCACGTAAAAACTTATTCGGTTGATAAATAAAGCTGTGTCCAACAGGGTAACGCTGATTAAATTGCTGCGCTTTCATCAGGCTGACCCCAGCCCCGTTCGGCGGCATTGTGGCAGAACTCACTGCGCCGTTCTGCCCAAAAACGGGTGATCACGCTGCGGGAATAGTTAGCGGCTTTGCTCCATAAATACGCCGCATTCTGATAATCGCTGCTGCGTTCCGCATAGGCGGCAGTACGTGAAAACGCAGCATAGTGATTGCGTGCACGGTTTTCTGGAATACGGTTTGCCATCTCACACCCCCGCGATATCTAATGGAATAACCTGATATTGATCGTTATCACCCACCCGCTCGTAAACACGGATATACTGACGGCTGCCGGTTACCTGGATAGCTTCACCAATCGCATCCATCGCCCTTAACCAGCGCTCATCGGTAATGTCGTAGCGACGCAACGCCAAGATAGCGCCAGTGTTTATATTTCCTTCCTTATCAACCGCAAACGCCTGTGAAATGATGGTATGGATTTCAGGGCGTGCACCTTCCGTCCAGTCATTTAAACATTCATCAATCAGAGTTTTGGCCGCCTGTAAGCGCTCATCAAAGGTAATTTTTTCCTGAATAGCACGCTGAACTTTATGGCAACCATCAAAGGAAGGTAATGTAACGTTGCCTTTTTTACCGCCTAATTTAACGTTGTACTGTTCAGCCGACAGACCAATGAATGCTTCGATATCACCGAACCCGGACAATTTGAATTTCTTCAACGCTGCACTCATGACGCGGGCACTGGTCACCAGTTCACCAACTAATGTGTCACGTTGCTTGTCAATTTCTTTAACTAGATGCTCAGGAACCAAATGCCCCTTGGCATCAATCCAGTAACCTTCCGGTGCGTTTTGTGTAGTAAATTGTTTAGTGGACATATTTATTACCCTCTTGATGAACCACAATGTCATGGCTCTCTTTTAATGAATGTTGAATAACCCCGATAATGTCGTAAGCGGCCTGACGTTCTTTATTGGTATATGACCCATTGTCGCCACCAGCCAAATACTCATAACTGAGATCGCCATCTCCGTTACCTTCCATAATGATGATCTGCACTTTGACTGCCATAAATCCCCCTGATTAATGTAATGATTCCGACCAATAAACCTGACAACCGTATTGAGTAAACCAACCCTGCCGACCGTAGCGGCCCAGATGCCGGTAACTCGCCTTACCATTCTGAATTAAATGATCACACTGCATATGGCGGGCAATCTGAATCCGTGGCGCACTGTCACGTATCATGATGCTGATCACCGTAAAGCCTGCCTGTTTCAATGCGGATATTGCCAGCTCTGCCCTGTTGAACGCTGTGGTTAACGCCCTGTCATTCATAGTCATAGTGTTGTTCCCTCCAAATCCTTGACGGCTGCCCGGATATGTTTCTCACTGAGTGACTCATTGGCACCGCTGGCAAACATGGCCGCTAACCGCAGGGTATGTGAAACCGTGCGCAGTGCCCCCGGACGTTCTGCCAACTGATGAACCAGCGCGCGTTCCTGCTGCCCCAATCCCCACGCGGCTGAAATCGCCTGCACATCGTCTTTCTTGGTTTTCAGGATGGCGACCTTCTTGGCGATCCGGCTAAACAGCCGGGCAAAGTCCACATTACGGGAGTTGCCCCCGGTCAGTTTGGAATACACCTGATGATTGCCCACCAGTGCCAGACCAATGCCCGTGTCCTCCTGCAAAATCCGCAGCTCTTCCAGCACGGGATAATCCAGGTGATCGGCCTCATCAATGATAAGCAAGCCGGACGTCCCGCGCAGCTTGCGGCGGACAGACCGCCCCAACTGACCTGCACGGCGGGGCGCATCACCAATCCCCAATTCCAGAGCCAGTTCATACAGGCATTCGCTCAGGCTGGCACGGGAAGGCGAGACGGTAATCAGCCAGACATTGGGGCGGTCACTGGCAAACTGTTGCAATGATTTGGTTTTACCCACGCCAGGGCTGCCGTAAATCACACTGATGCACTGGGCTATCTGGGCATATTGCAGGGCGCTCCAAATCTGCCGGACGGTTTTGGTCTGGACAAAATCAGGTGCGGCGGGCATCTCCGTTGTACGGCGTGTGCGGTTTTCCAGCCAAACCGAAAGCTTACTGGCGACGCTGTCGTTATCACCACGGTAGCTTTCGTTCATAAACTGGGACAGCGCCGTACCGGACAGGCCACTTTCACGGGCGATATTGCTGTATGTCATCCCGTCATTTTCAACCACGGTTCTGATGGCGGCACGGATATCCGCCTGTGCTGTTTGCGCCTGTGTCAATTCAATAATGTTGCTCATGGTTCCCCCTAAATCGTGTTTTTCTGCCGTTGTTCGTCTAACTGGGCAACGGCATTCTCAAAGGCATAGTCGTAGTCGTTGTCTGTCTCAGCGTGCATATCAACCATCTCACGGCGGACGGTGTTACCTGCGGGTCGGTAAATCTCAACAACGCGGGTTTCCGGTGGTTCAGGTGCAACGGTTTCCGGCATCAGCTCCGCGACCTCCAGTGCCGTCATGCGGTGCTGCGCTGTCGTCGCCTCTTTGGTGCGTTTAACAAACCGCGCCCGGTTGCGGTGATGTTCGCGGGCGGCCTGAGTGTCACCAAAGCCTGATTTTTCAATACACTGGGCAGCACAAATAAAACGGCCATCCAGCGTGTAACACAGTACCGAGTCATGCAGGGATTGCGGATCAAACCGGATGACCACTTTATTGGGTTTGATGCCCAGCAACTGTTCGTGGTAGTAACGGTTCTTGCGTGCCGCAATCTTGCCACCCGCGTTCAGGGTAAAGGTGCCATTGTTAACCGTGACCGACTCAGCCGGTAACAGCAGCAGGTGGCGCTGTTCTGCCGTCGCCTTACGGATGGCACTGGCCTGATAGCTCTGCTCAAAGGCGGCATCGAAAGACAATATCCCCCGACACGCTTCAGTATCCCGCTTCGGCTGCCGGTTCCAGAAGGCGATCCCCTCCGCCAGTACCTGCAAAAATGTTTCCGCATCCACAACCCGGTCACCATAATTATCCGGCTTGGCCATCGGGTTAGGGCCTGTGTACGCGCCCGCTAATGCCGGATGGCGGTCAACCACTTCCCCCAGTCCGCCGTGGGAAAAGGCGCGTTCAACCGGCTTGGCCTGACCATGACCGCGGCCAAACAAAACGCTTGTCCAGTGCAGCTTAATCCCCAGCAGGGGAATGATGCCCTTCGGATCATCTTCCTTCACCTTGAACCGATAGCGGTTCGGTACACCGCCCGTCATCCACTTGTTGGCGGCGGCACGGGTATTATCAATGGTGACGTGTTTGGGAATGCCGTATTGCTCCACCACATCCGCCAGCGCCAGGCGAATGCTGTCGCTGTTCTCAGAGACATCAGTACGCCAGCCCAAAATCTTGCGGGTGCGGATATCCTGCCAGACCCACGTTTTCGGGCGAATGATTTCACCATTAAACCAGCGGACAAACACGTTATGCTGATAGCCGTCACCGTTGATCCACTCCATCGCATCCAAATCCAGCACGCTCCGCTCCTGAGCCGGATATAACCGCATCAGGGCGTGTTCGCCCTCGCGCAGTAATACTACCTGCTCGGCGGGAACTTCACGTTCCAGCTTCCGGCGCAGGGATGAAAGACTGGGTATCGCCCAACCGTGTGCCTCTGCCGCCTCTGTCAGGCGGGCATAGCAGGTACGCAATGCGGGCTGCTCAGGGCGAAGGTAATCGGCCAGAAAGAAATCCCAGGCGGCCGCAGTGCACTCAGCTTCTTTCTTGCGGCGCGCTGACAGGCTATGCCCGTGCTGGCTGACCAGTGCGGCCAGCCAGTCCGAACGGTCAAACGGCTTCGCCTGATAGTACCAACGCCGTATCGAAGCTGGCGCTATCGACAGCGCGTCCCCGACAGAATCAAACGCGGTCAGTGTATCAATGCCACTGTCCAGCAATGCCGCCACGGCAATGATCGCTTCACAGCGTTCGCGTGCTTTTCCACGCTGCTTTTCACTGGCGTTGTTCCAGCCCTGCCAAAGCAATTCTCGGGAATAACTGTCGGTCTGCCGTTTTTTAATCTCGATTTGATTACCTGCAACTTCGATCACACTTTGCTTTTTCAACACTGCGGCACGGGCAATCGGCGGTAAACAGTTGATAGGGTATTCAAAAGATTTTGAACCTGAGCGCTTGCGACGATGTTCGCCTGCGAGCTTATCCAGATTCGCACGAATGTTGTGCTGCATTGTTGGTAAGCCCGGCAGCCCAATACACTCTTTAGCAGTAATCCAAATATCCATCAGTTTCATACCTTTAAATTGGCGGGATTACCCCGCAACTGGGTTATTGTTTTAAGTAACGGCTCGGCCAAATAATTGCGGGTTCAACCCCAATTGCCTGAGCAATAATTTTTTCTCCTTTCGGCCACGGCCTGACTAACGCATTACGTAACGTATCTGCTGCTAAACCTGCCGCTATCGATAGTGTGCGTAGATTTGTGCCACGTTTTTCTAATGCCGCGCGGATATCTGCGCGGTGCCAATCTTCTCTGTCAACTTGCGTGTTTACTGACATCATGCGATCCTTATAATATTTATCTGCCCCGATAATCTATAATGATTATCGGTATGGATATAAATATA